ATATGACATATTGGCAAAATTAGATGCTGGCGGTAGTGTATTAACATTTAAAATTGAATTGCAAGATTTGTCGACAGCCGCAACGGAAGACACTTACAAGAGTAGCGGAAATACCTTTGATATAGATGAGGACGTTACTGGCACAGTAGCCGCTCAAGTCAATATCACGTATGCATCAGGCAGCCATGTAACAGCTAACCAAACAACTGGTATCAATACTTATAGTTATTTGCCGACAGTTGCCCAAGTTTCATCATTCTAAATCATTGACAAGCTAATTATACTAGTGTAATATAGTACACTACGGAGTTTGTTTATGGATGAGAGAATTGAAAAAGCGTTTGCTGTAGCCAATTATACTGCTACACTTTCAAATCAACGCAGAATAATACTAGAAGAATACAATCAAAAATTGGTATATTATACCAACGGTGCGGCATTCAAAATAAATTCTGAATTAATTACGTTTATTAAAACAGTTATTGATCTAGGATATACAACTGATGCAGTATTTGTCGACTCTAATGATTTGCCTGTACTAATTGAAGACGTACAGAAATTTTTAAATGATATTGTATTTGTATATTTTGAATCAACTAACGATTATGCGGCAAAGTATAATGAATTAAAACGTAAAAGAAAGATTGCGGACATAGTTGAATTATGACAATAGGTGCTGTACTAATTGCACAGAATAATTCTAAAATTGATTACATCAAAATGGCAATTTTTGCCGCTAGTAGAATTAAAAAATATTTAGATATTCCTGTTAGTTTAATTACAGATAATACACGATGGTTGTCTAGTAATTATCCTAATCACGGGTTTGATCAAGTTATAGAACTAGACACAACAGGACCAATCCAAACAAGAAAATTTTTCGACGGATCTATTACAGGAGTAACGTCCGAATGGAAAAATTTTAGTCGTACCAGTGTTTATAATTTATCGCCTTACGATCGCACATTGGTCATGGATACAGATTATATTTTAAATTCTAGTATTTTAAAACCTGCGTTACATAATCAATACGAATTTCAAATATACAGAAAAAGTTTTGATCTAGCATCGGATAGAAATGAAGATGCATTTAAGAGAATAAATCCCTATAGCATTCCTTTTTATTGGGCAAGTGTTTTTATATTTGATAAAAATATATTAATGCAATCTTTTTTTGATATGATTGAATACATTAAAAATAATTGGGTTTATTTCAGAACTCTATATGCTATTGAGACAAACACTTTTAGAAATGATTATGCGTTCAGTATTGCTATACATATTTTTAATGGAAAAACAGAAGGTAATTTTGTAATTGAATTACCTGGACAAATGACATATACATCCGATAAGGATGTTTTAGTAAGTACAGATGATAATAAAATGAAATTCTTAATTGAAAAGAAAAGTCATCTAGGCGAATATACTCTTATTAAGACTACAGGATTGGATGTCCATGTAATGAATAAATTTAGTTTAAATCGTTACATCGACGGAGGTTATGGTGTCTAAAGGATTTTTATTATTTGCACAAAATACCGACACAGTTGACTATGTTCAACAGGCCTATGCACTGGCGTTAAGTATTAAAAATAGTCAAAAAGAAATAACCAATGTTTCTTTAATTACTAACAACACAGTTCCTAAAAAATATCTACGAGCATTTGATCAAATAATTCCTATTCCATGGTTTGAAGAAATTGGTAATAGCCCGTTAGCGGCAGAACACCGTTGGAAATTTTATCACGTAACACCTTATCATGAAACAATAGTGTTGGATACAGACATGTTAATGTCCGGTGATATCAGTGATTGGTGGACATATTGTAGTAATTTTGACATTAAATTTTGCTCACATATTAATAATTATAAACAAGAACATATTCCGTTAGATATTTTTCATAGAAAAACTTTTATTGCAAATCGATTAACTAACCCGTATTTTGCATGTCATTATTTTAAAAAATCAGATATTGCTTACGATTTTTACAAAGTACTAGAATTTGTTTGTAATAACTGGGAAGCATGCTACACTATATATGCCCCAGATTACTATCAAAAATGGCTTAGTATGGATTTGGCCGCTGCCATTACTATTGAAATAACAGGACTACAACAGACTGCAATAGATAGATTAAACCCTATGAAATTTGTTCATATGAAAATTCCATTACAAGGGTGGCCATCTGGTGCAGATAGATGGCAGGATATTGTACCTTTTGTACTGAACAATAAAGGAGAACTAGTTGTAGGTAATATTAAACAACCGCAATTATTTCATTATGTTGAAAAAGATTTCTTATCAAAAGAAATTATATCTCAGCTAGAGGAGTTAATCGATGCCAAAGTTTAAATTTACGCCTCCTCAAAAATATTACCTAGTGTATGATAAAAAAACAGGAATTATAACTAGTCTTACTAATCAAAAAGATCCTGCTGAAAAATATGCTTACGAAATATCGGCAGAAGAGTATGTGTCGTTTTTAGAAAAAGAAAAGTACACACGGGACTATGTAATTGGATATACTAAAGGTGTTACAGGTAAAACTGAACTATCTTTAATACAAGTATCTAATCAGTTATACGGATTTAGAAATAACATATTTCAATGGATTAAAAACCCTCCAACAAAAACAACAGAACTAACAGTTGAATGGAATTTAGAAAACCAAACTTGGATTTTTACTCTTTCACAAAAAGCTAAAACAAGACTTGCAGATAGCATAACTAGTAATGCAGTATTTTTTATAATGCTTAAAAATGATTTTGATTTCTTAATAAGAACTATGCTAGTTAATGTTAAGGAATTAATGGAAGAACCCGAAGTGCGTATTCCTTTCACTAGTAAAATAGAAACTCAAATAGATAAGATATCGATATCCTCTAGGATATATTTTCAAAGTTACGGACTAATTAAAAATGGATAAAATTAAAATTATTGATCAGGACATCATATTTCTCAGTTATGATGAGCCAAACGCCGAAAAAAATTATGCAGATTTACTAACAAAAATGCCTTGGGCAAAACGTGTACATGGTGTTAAAGGTAGTGATGCGGCACATAAGGCTTGTGCGGCACTAAGTGAAACTGAATATTTTGTTACAGTAGATGCTGATAATATCGTTAGCCCAGAATTTTTAAATGTAGAAATTGATTTAGATGCGTTGGGTCTTACTAGCGAAAATGTTTTTAGTTGGTGTGGTAAAGTTCATGTTAACGGACTTATGTATGGTAATGGCGGACTTAAATTATGGACACGTAAATTTGTCAATGAAATGCGTACACATGAAAACTCGGATCCAATGGATGTAAAAGGTCGTGTTGAATTTTGTTTTGATCATCGATACTACCAATTTAATGAAAACTATAGCGAGAGCTTTACTAATGCTACACCGTTTCAAGCATGGAGAGCAGGCTTTAGAGAAGGGGTAAAAATGTCATTAGAGCAGGGCGGAAAAACAAATGACCTTAAAAAAATCTGGTGGCAAAATTATCACAGATTATTGATTTGGTGTAGTGTTGGCGCAGATGTAGAACACGGTATTTGGTCAATACTAGGTGCCAGAGAAGGCTGTTATAAGACAATGTTTACTGATTGGGATTATAGCCAGGTACGTGATTTTGAATGGTTAACTAACTTCTGGGAAACTACGCATGAACTAGCAGACCCGGAAGAAATGACAAAATACATTAATTTTTTAGGTAAAGAATTAAACAAGCATGGCGGATTAGAAATTGCTAATTTAGACGGTGCAGGCAGTAAGTTTTTCAAAACTGTATATCTTAATACTCCACGCATTATTGGAAGACGCAAATAATGTACGATATTATTTTTATTTCATACGATGAAGAAAATGCAGATGAAAACTTTGCCAGTTTAAAAGAACGTTTTCCTCTTGCAAAACGTGTACATGGAATTAAAGGTATACATCAAGCACACATTTCGGCTGCCAAAAAAGCTATGACTAAAATGTTTTGGGCAGTCGATGCAGACGCTGTTATATTAAATGATTTCAATTTTGACTATGAAGTAAGTGAATGGGATTTAGATGTTGTTCACGTATGGCGTAGTATTAATCCTATTAATAGTCTAACATATGGTTATGGCGGAGTTAAATTATTACCAAAATTTCTCACAATGAATATGAGTACAGATACAGTAGATATGACTACCAATATTAGTACAAAATTTAAAGCAATAGATCAGGCTAGTAATATTACAGCATTCAATACAGATCCATTTACTACTTGGCGTAGTGCATTTAGAGAGTGTTGCAAATTGGCAGTAATTAATAATGAAGAATCCATTACTAGATTATATTTTTGGACACAACTAAACAACAATGCATCATTTGGCGGATATGCTTATATGGGTGCTATTTCTGGTAAAATGTACGGAGAAAAAAATGCCTCCAATCCGGAGGCACTTGCTAGGATAAATGATTTTACTTGGCTAAAAGATCAGTGGCAAGCGGGAATATCTGAGCTATCACTTGAGCACAAGCTATAGCAACTTCTTGATGTTCTTTTTGTGTACCATTAGCCGACCGTAATTCAATAAAATGAATCCAACTGCGTAGTGTGCCGTTCATATATAATCGACTTTCAATAAGTCCTTCTGGCAATACAGCACGAGCTTGTTCTTTAGCAATACCTTTATTAATCGCCCATTCGTATGCATCACGGCTTTGTTTAATAACTAACTCTTGCATACGTTCCCATTGATAGGCAAGGAATCGATCTTCATCGTTATTATGAATATCAAGTTCTATACTGTTTTGTCTATTTTTGTTATCTTGTTTTCGTGCATCTCGCAATACAAACGACAAGTCTTTAGTAGGGTCAGCATATCGCTGACTGAATTCTTGGAAACTGAAACTTCTGTGTCTAAGTATTTGACGGGCAATATCTCTGGTAGTGGTGATTTCAATACAGGCTGACACCATTTCGAGCGGGCTCCAATGTTGGTGTCGGATGAGGTATTGTATGAGTTTTGCTGATGTTTCGGTGTTAAGTTGGTTGGAGGGATTGCTGACACGGGCACAATACGCAATGAGTTCCTGTGCGTCTTCAATGCCCATTGATGCAAACTCTTCTGTTGGCTGAGAGAAACTAAGTAATCGAACATGCATTATTTATAACTTCTTTTTCTTAAGGAATTTTTGGGTTGATTTTTCTATATCTTTTCTAACACGGGTTGTATCTAATTTAAAATCTATATTATCGATTTTTTCTTCGTAATTTTTAACTAACTCGGACAGATTTTTTTCAAAAGTGGACCATCCACCACGTTTGGTTTGCTGTGTTATTTTAATTTCCCAAGTTTTGCCATCCTTAAAATTGACCAAAACGGAGTGGAGATACCCTAAAGGTAACACGTTTAGATGTACGTCTCCGAATACTTCTGGCCAGTTTGCTATGACATCCTTGGGAAGAACTCTTCCCCTAGGCTTCATTTAACTATTTTTTTCTTGGTCGGAACCAATTCCTCTGCTTTGCGACGCATCTCGGCAGCTTCTTTAGCTAACTTGTCTGCTTGACTACGGAAGAATTTTGCTTGTTCTTCTGGACTAGCATCTGCTTTCGGAGTTGTAGTTACTGTAGCAGTTGGTTTAGCATCTGCTTTTTTAGTTTCAACGGCTTTGTCGTTTTTAACTAATTGTTCATCTGTAACTTTTGGAACTGCATTATCTTTTGGATCTGTGCTAGATTTTAAAGATAAGTCGTCAACTGATAGACCACGCTGTTCGGCAATAAGTTGATTAAGTTCAGATAATTGAATTGAAAATCCTGTAGTAGGAGTCATTTCAATATCACTTGTTCCAACTTTGATCAATCTTCCACTTGCATGTAAGTTACGTAGCATGTTACTGCCGTCTGGAAATTGTGTACGATCCAATGCTTCTGCAAATTCGTATGCATCTTGTCCAGATGTACTCTCGACTAAATTGATCAAAGCATCGTGATAGATGTCTGGTAAATTTTCTGTCGGAATAACTAGACAATAGTATGCATCGCCAGGTAACGTGCGATAAGCCACTAAACATTTTTTGTTAGTGGCTTTAACACGGCCTACGTGTTTGAGTTCGGCCATATTAGACTCCTGCTACCGTATTAGCAACTGCTTGATCGGCTGGGGTTTGAGCTGGTTGTTGAGCTTGGGCGGCTTGTTGTTGTTTAGCAACTGTTGCCAAGAACGTATCTAATTTAGTATAAGTTTGACCAACTGCTACCATTTCATTTGGTTTAAATGCACCACGTGAGCTAGCAATATCGATGATTGTCTTTAATGCGTTCAAATCGTTAATGGTAAGATCTGTGCTTTCTTGTTGTGGTTGTTGTACTGTATCTGTCATTAGTATCTCCTTTAAAGTACATACTTAATTATCTTCTTTAAAGATATGGACAGGCAATTGTGAAAAAACTTAGTTCTTTTTCTGACTCAAATCCAATAGTAGTATTGTATACTATAGTATTGGTATTATCTAGTTCTAAACCCTGTCCTATGTAATATCTATTGTTAAGATTTTGCCTAATCCAACTATCTAGGCTTTTAGCTAGACTTGGATTAAATTTGCTTATAGTAGTGTATTTAAAATGCGGGCAGGCAAACTCAACCCTGCGTAAATTGAAATAATTTAAAGGATTAGGTTTGCCTGATTTTAATGCCATTATGCTGTTGCCTTTGCAAAATCGTAATAAGCATGTTCTCCAAATGGAGGAACAATCTTGTCATTGCCGTGAATAATGAATACTGTATCACAGTAGTTTTCATCGCCCCAGCTACCCCAAGGATAACCGTCTGTAAACA